TCTGGGTAGTTGACCGCTCCTCCACCTGCGTCAATCTGAAACGCATCGCCTTGGAACGCTCCAGACTGGAAGGCAGTGGTCATTTACTACACCTGTGGCTTTGTCAATGTGCAGATCATATCTTGGGCAGCTTCTTTGTAGTTGCTAAGCGCAAACTGGATATGCTCTTGGCTACGCATAGCTAGATCAGGCGTGAAGCTGTAGCCCCAAGTAGCGGCTAAGTTACAGGAGTATCCCTTTGGGTTCCACTTCTTATCCGTGTGAGGTGCTTGTGCTGTGCGCCACTCTTGGGACAGGTAGTAGAAACTCATCTCAGCTACCGGGGGCCATTGATGGGTAGGGTCACCATAGGCACGATTGCTTGCCCAGTGTGGGGTAATCACCGTCATCTTGGCACCGGGCTTCATCACACGACACGCCTCGTTGTAGAAGTTGACCCGTTCATCAGCAGTCAGATGTTCTACGAAATGAGAGCAATGTATTTCTTCGACGCTGTCGCTGTCGATGGGCCACTTGCCGTGACCGATGTTCATCACGAAATCAACACCCTCCATTGGGTACTGGTCTATTCCGTAGAACCCTTCCTTCTTGTTCTTCCCGCATCCAATGTCGAGTTTGGCGGGTTTAACTTTCTTTTTCGTAGCCATTCTTGTGCTTCCTGCATTGTTAGTCCAAGGGGCCAAGGCATAAGCTCCGGCCTGTACATAGGGTTTGGGTCACCAGACATGATCCGGTACACCCCCTCGTTTGCCATCAAGGTCATAGTGTCCTACCTTTACTGATGTATCAATAGCGCATCGGTGCCCGTGCTTCCTAGCGTCGGACCAGAAGTACAAATCTTGTGTGGCTACTCCACCTTCTGTCTGCGTAACGAACCACGGTCTGCGCAATTTGTCATCCTTGAACATGGACATTCGCCATACGTTGAAACCCATACCTGTACCACAGCATTCTTGAAGGGTATTCGGAACGGGAACCTGTGGACGGAAGTTGGGTGCAGGGTCTTTGGTGTCGCCCCAAATCTGTGCACATCCCCCCGGCCCTTGGGTGAAGTACAGACCACCAATACAGTCGTATTCCGGATGAGCTTCCATTTGCTGTAGAAGGCGCACCATGCCATCAGGAGGGGGGAGGTTATCGTGTTCAAGGGTCAATATGTATTTAAACGATGCGAGGTCTGGGTTCGCCAGAATGGACTCAATACAACTTGAGAACGCCTTACCGACCTCCATTCCCACTGCAAACAATCGCACGAACTTGGCATTTGGTGGAGAGTACAGACTCATCCACGATGCCACTGCCTTGGTAGGAATAGCCCCAAAGCAAGGAACGATCATGATGCAGGAGAGGTCTTTGTAGCCCTTCTCCTTGGACAATCGGGATACGGTCTTGGTCAGGTCAGCGTTATGCTCCCCCGGATTCCACGAACTGATGATCTGTGGTTCAAGGCTCATGCTACGAATCAAACTGTAAGTACATACGGCCCTGACTCACTGCCATCGTAAACCCGGTCAGGGCTATAGAGCTTGGTAGTGCGTTAGATGAGGATGAGTAAACACCCTGCCCAAAGTCCCCAATGAAAGAGGCGTTGGTTGCCAGTATCGTGCTGTTGAAGAGCTTGCCAACCGTCAGATTGTTGACTACCGAACAGTCCATCATACCGAGGCGCAACGCCGATGTGCCGCCCGTAGTGGCAGAGGACATATTCATTGCAAAGGCAAAGTTGCCACCAGCAGATAGCGTGGATGTGAACGGCATATACAAGTGCTTCATACCAGACATCAGGCTCATAGCCCCAGTGCCACCACTTGCAGAAACATAGCTGGTTCCACCGCCAGAGATGGTGATGCCGCAGCTAGTGTTGCTTGAAAACGCTGCACGAATGTGCATACTGCTAGAGCCTGCCAAGTTGTAGCGGGTATTGTTTGTTCCCGTATCCTGAGAATATAGCCCATAGGTAAACGTGTACGCGCAGTCTGCCGATGCCGCATTGGACACAGTAGACCCAGACACACGCCGTTCGATGTTATTGAAGCTAACGTTGGCTTGCGGTATAAATTTCTGGAAGTAGATCGTCCCCAAGCCAAGCGTGGTGTACGCTGTGTTAACTGGAAACCATAACTCCAGATTTCCAATCGTTGCTCCACCACCACCACCCGCAGCACTGGCTGTGATGTTGCTTGCCCCGTCCATTCCAAAGGTAACCGTTGGGCTATTGGAGAAGTACACAGTACCTGCCGTTACAGTATTCCCCGCAACGGCGATGTTCGGGCCTGTCTGGTTAATAGTTCCACCACCAGCAGCGGACAGACTTAGTGCTACACCATTCGTGTTGACGTTCAGCGTGGCGTTTACATTGGTGCCTGCGTAGGTAGTACCGATGCCAGCGTAGTTGCTGGTGTTTTGACTCAAAGCCGCAGTTGTCAGGAAGGACGGAACTCCAATCGTAGCCCCTGCGCTGTTCGCTGTACCTACAACGATGTTTGACCCGTTGGTCGTGGTCGTTGCAAAGTTGTGGCTGTGGGCACTGTTTGCAGCAGTTGTCAGGAATGCCGGGAAGTTCAGACTCAGTCCAGAACTGTTCGCGGTGACCGATACCCCATTTGCAGTCAGTCCACTATTCAACCCGATAGCGTCCGTAGACCCCCGCGCGGTTGTCAGGAACAGTGGTTGCGCTAGAGATAGGCCAGCACTGTTGTGCGTAGCACCTATCGACGTTCCCGCCTGTGTAGTGAACGTGTACCCAGCACCAGCGATGTTCCCTGCTGCCTGAGTCTGGTTCGTCTGCGCTGCTACCCCGTGGATGCTTACCGTGGAGCCATTCGCAGACAGGGTGACGTTGTTGCCACCCGCCCACACAATATCCTGTCCACTGATCTGTGCTGTCCCAGAGGTGTTGCCACCCATGTTAAGCACTTGATTGTGGTTGCTATTCCAATCGCTCGGCCTAACTACTGATGTAGCAGTTCCATCAGCAACTGTTTGGGAGTAGACATGAAGTATGGACACGCAGACTACCCCTTGGGGGCTGTATTTGAGAGTATGAGCTTCCACGAGTCAGAGCCAGCGTTCCCGGACTCCATCAGCATTACCGTGCCAAGTTGATATCCAACGTATGTTGCCATACTTTACCCCTAAGAATATGAAAGCGATGCTCTATTGTCCCACACGTTAGCGAAGGTGCTTGCACCCCCTGCCCACGTTATTGTAACACTACCACCGGAGGTGAATACAAGCTTCTGTATGCGCCATACTGCTGAACTGGGGGTGCTGCCCACGGCGGCGTCTCCAAGGTAGGCGTTAAGGCTATCCACTTGATCGTACCGCTTAGCCGTAGTGGGCAGGCTTACGGGCTGTACAGAGGGGAAATTGGTTACCGCTACATTACTCCCCGGCCCCGTTCCTCCAGATGACTTTACCCAGCTTAAACTATTAGTGTCCCAGACATACGAGGCAACCTTGTTGACCCCCTCAGACTGTACTCCGTCGGAGTCAACAAGTGCGTTGCGGTGAATGTAGGCACTTAGCGGGTCAGCCACCGTGTCATTGTCCTAAATTAGGAATACCATCCAACAAGCTGAATTTAAGTTTACCTAGCTCGGCAGTAATCATAGCGCGCGCCTCACCGTCTGTAGTCGGCTCTCCACCAGTGGGGGGTGCCACTTGAGAGAACAGTCGTTTGAAGAAGGAGTTTACTTGCTCAATCAGCCATTGGATATACTTCACACTGCCGCCTTTAGCTTGTACGTCTAGTAGTACATCATTAGGGTTTGCATAGGTTGTGATGTCAGAGTCTTCAGCCATGCACTGCTGCCACTCGTTACCCACAAGCTCAAACACACCAATTTTGAACATGCAGCCAATAGGCGTCTGAAAATCAAACGCCGCCACGGCAAAGGTACGCCCATTGACCGTGACTTTAGGGCTGTTAGCAGGTAGGGGGTAGCCCATTATTCTCTATCCAAATAGTTGTTACGCTCAACAAACCCGCCCGCATCTCCATAGAAATGGTCCATGTGTTCGCCAGTGTACTGGTCGTCACAGCCCTTCATGGTGCGCTTGGTAAACCCATGCTCTAATGCACTGGGGTTGGTGTCTTTACTTACATCAGTAGAGCCTGACAACGCTAACGGTTGCTGATGTTGCTCAGTATTGAACTGTCGTGTAATATCCATACCCGGTGGCATAGAATTATAAATGCCTACGTGCAAGGTAACATCACGTTGGCTGCCCGCGCTAACCCAACTTTCGCCATCTTCAGCCTTAGTGGGTACGCAAATCTGGAACTTTTCTTGCAGAGACATATCTACTACTCCTAAAAAGTAAGGGGCATAGACACGCCCCTTACTTTGGTTACTACCTAGCTAGGAGTTATTACTCCGACACATCTTTCTCATTGCCCCAGCCATCCCCGGGATAGGAGGTGCTGACTACCTTCTTAAAAGGCATGGAGTGAATTTCAACGCACTCTTGATTGCTGATATCCATACCGGGAGGCATACGATTGAACGTGGCACTATCCCCATAAGGAGTGTCGCGCTTATCAATGTACCCACCTGTTTGGAATCCAGTCATTTCGCTATCCGCACCCTTGGCGCTAGACATACCGACAATGCTGGTGTCTCCACCTTTAGCTGCTTTTCCCATTTCTATGCTCCTTAAGCAGTTACGTTAGCGAATGCAGCCACACCATACTCCAGCGTGTAGGCAGACACCGCCGTAGCGTCCGTACCCCGCAGAATATAGATCTGGTCACCTTGGTTGGCAGTAAACCCGCCCGTGCTGGGGGTTGGAGCGCCCGCGCCCGTGTTGGTGCCCATAGCCACCTGTACAAACGCTCCTGCTACCGTGGTCTGCGTGGCTGTAGCCGTACCATTGTACAAGCTGAGCGCATACGGGCCGTGGGTGTTGGTAGACATAGAAGGCGTAGCACCCATAGCCGCCGAGTTACTAATGTGGATCAAGTGGAATGCGTCCCCATTAATAGCTGTGGTTGTAGCCGTGCCATTCCACAGGGTAGTGGTAGATGTACCAGCCGTTACTTGCGCAGCAGTAACTCCCAGCACTTGCAAGTTCGTAAAAGCTACGAACTTAGCAAACGCTGTACTGGCTCCTGCCGTATTCTGGCCGAACCCATGAGACAATCTAGCGATGTATGCGGGGTGATCATACCCCATGTTTTTCGTCGTCATATTATATCAGCTCCTTCTTAGGCCAAAGAATCCCACTTGACAATGCGAGCATTGGCAGCGAGAGTGTGAACAATACCAAAGCCGCCAAGGTAGTACCATGCGACCCCCTTACTGCGACCGTAGTCGGACGGAATCTTACCACGCATTTCCTCGGGCACAGCAATGGCTTCTGCCACAGTGTCATTACCAAAGAAGAATATCCAGTCGCTAGCGCCACGGGTCCAAGCCGTTTGCGTAATACCGTCAGTGCCCGTGCCTTTGGCGATATTAGTCTGCTCGATGTAGCGCACATTTTCGTAGCGTCCAATTTCACCATTCATGATGAGTTTGAACCCTGTGTCGCTGTACTGGTGGATAGACTCCAAGTTGTTCTTGAAGTTACGCAGCGTCGTGGGCCACGCCAGCGCATAGTAGTCGTCACCCAAGTAGGCGGGGATGTTACGCTCTTTCATTGCGTCGACGATAGACTTAGCATGTGCGTTGTTATACGCGACGCTATTCGTACCCGTTACCGTGCCGTTAGTATACAGTGTTACCGCAGCCGTGTCAGTACCAGCAGTGGGAATAGCACGCAGGGGCGTTTGGTTGAACTGTGTCCAAGCCAAGCGGTCAAATGTTTTAACCGCGTCGTTCTTCAGCACTTTCTGGATAAGCTCCTGTACTGGGAACTTAGACAAGTTGTCCAATTTACCAGAGTAAGGAACGCTATTGCCAGCTTCAGTAATCGTCAGGGTACCCTGAGTAATCGTGAAGTTAGTTTCCGGCATCGTGTTCGTTTCCTGAATCACGCCACCAGCGGTAGCTACATCAGAGAACACATCCCAAGTGAATACGTCACCCTTCTTCTTACCTTGCTGAGAGGCGTCTCGCACATCAGCGAACTGACGGAATTTTACGAGTGGCTGTACAGCCATCCGCAACACATTGCTCAACTGGCGGCTATACATGAAGCCCCCTAGTGAGTTAACTGCCCATACTTGTCCTGCCATCTTAGGCTCCTTATGAAAAGATAATACTAGCTACGCATCCACTGTGGTCCACCGCGCTGTTTTGCCATCGCTTGAATCACTGATGTGGGTGAATCGTCTACTTCTTCCTCTTGCGCTGGGGGCTTAGTCTTGGCACTAGCCGCAACTGGAACCTTTGGTGCAGAGGCTTTACGCGCTTCTTTTTCAGAGAGGTCAGCAACCAGAGGCTCTTCCTTGCGGGAGGCTCCTACCAAAGACTCTTTCCAAGAGCGAATTTCACTACCAATAGCAGTGTAGCGCTCCAGATAAGGGCGGTCGTCTCCCTCTGCCAATAATGCTGTATCCCGGTCAAGGGCCAGCTTCTTTAGCACAGGGTCAGTCCACACATCCTTATAATCTTTACTAAACTGATCAATGGCGGTGTTAAAAGCAAGGCGGTCATCAATAGTGCGGCTAACATCGTCCCTAGATAGGGATGGACGAGCACTAGACTGCTCACGCAACTTACGCAGCGCAGCAGCGGCCTCTTCCTCGGTGCCCATTTGTATAGCGCGGACTAGCGCTCGATCTTCCTCGTCAGCACGACGTTGAAGTTCTTCGGGAGAGGGGGTCACGGGTACAGGTGGCCCCACAAGTTTGGTGGCTGCTTTCTTGACTTCGGCAGCTTGGCGCAGGTATTCGTCTGCGGCCTCAATCTTTTGCAAGCGCTCAATAGCTTGCTGCTCGGTAAGTTCTACTTCCTTACCATTTACCTTGAGCTTAAGGGTTTTACTTACTGGCTCGGGGTCAGGTTCTGCGGTAGCCGCTTCGGGCTCTGGGGCTGGCTCGTCGTCCTCAACAGTAAGGTCTTTATTCGCTTTGAACGGGGTAGTGGTGTCGTCGTCATGGACGTCAGCCAATTCGTCTTCACGGCCAACGTCTGCGCTATCAGCAATCTGGTTGAGTAGTGCAATGCGGGCATCATTACCCGTGCCAACGGAGTCATTGCCCCCGCCTGCATCTCCATCCTCCCCGGCTGGGGATTGATACAACCAGTGTTTACTCCGCATCACCTTCTCCTTCAAGTAAATCTAACGACTTTAACCCGTCCAGTATCGCTTCACTAACCCAAGTATTGATCTGTTCAGCAAGCGCCACCTTATTTTGTGCCTTCATTACAGCACGCATATCCGTGGGGTCTACAGACTTGAGCTCGGCAATGGCGTCACTATAACACAACTTTATACGTGCGTGCAAGTAGTTGCCTACTTGACTATCCCAAAAAGCTTCTACCTGCTTGCCAAAGCTAGCACGGTCCCAAAGGTCTGCTTCTTGTTCTGTCATTTAGCTGCCTTTACCTGTGGCGGTGTAGATAGAGCAATAAAGTGCGTAGCCAATGCCCGCTTATTTTCATTCTCTTGCTTAAGCACTTCAATCTTCTCTTTGGTCTGGTTAGTCTCACGCGTCTTCTGTAGGCCGATCATCTGGGCTGTTTCTTTCTCTTTTAGCTTCTCTTGTAGCTGCTGTATGGCTTGCTGCATCTGTTGCATCTGCTGCTGCTGTTGGGCAACTTGCGGATTTTCAACTGTGAAGAAGCGAGACCCATCTTGGTACCCAAGGTGTCCAAAGATCTCCTTACCTACCTCAACCATGTTAACCCCGGGTATAGGTTTCTGCAACATCTGGCTAAAGCTAGTCATTGCAGTAAGGAACTTCTGTAGTTTCTGCGTTGGGTCCGTAGCTCCCATTCCCACGTTCACAGTCAGAGTAATCTCTTGATTCAGCATATCGTCTGTAACCTGATCAACCCCAAACCGTTGCAGCAACTTGCTATTCTTAGCTGCTGTGCCCATAATCACCATGTCGGTCTCATACTTCTGCTCTAGTAGTATAAGTTGACGCAGCACAGGCTGGATAAATGTTTCTACATACGTGCGGATAAGGTACTCAACCAGTGTACCATTGCTTTGGCTAGTCATAGCCATGTTGCGTGCGGGGGCATTGCCTGCACCACTCATCATTAGGGCGGCTGGGTTGAAGTTACCTAGCAACTCATCCATAGACATGTCTAGCCCCTGCTGTTCAACGTAGGCGCTCTGAGTAACGTCAGGCCAAGTAATCTCGCGCACATCGTTAATCGGGTCATTCATCATAACGACGCCACCGGGCACGTTACGCACAAGCCCAGCAAGGTCAACCTCTACCCCGCGCTTAGCAAACCACTTCTTATTTAGCGCGAACTTTACATTGTCAATACGCTGGTTAGCTATCTCATTAAGCTCGTCCTCGATACCACGAGCCAGTGTGGGCACGCCTGAGGGTAGTGTTTTGTGCGTTTCTAGCACACAACAACCAATCACATACGGTCGCTTGCCGTGGAATATGGCAGCTTTAAGCGGCACAGCATCAGTAAGTAGGGCGTAGTCTCCTAGGGTATAAAACTCCCAGTCTTCGCCATCTCTACGATGTATATGTCTCTGTACCCAAGCGATGTCATAGTCGTCTAGTGCCCTATTATCAGCAGATTGGGGGTCTTCCCGGTTAGTGTTGCGGGCCATGCGGGTGCTGTCCATGGCTGCCCCCGCAGTAGACATGCTGACCGTAGATTCTAACCACTCACCGCTCTCCATCTTAGACTTAACGTCCATCGCGTACATAGGTATGAGTTGGATAAAGTACGGGCTGGTGCCCACAGGGTCCAGCCAACTGGCGCTAGGATCAAATCGCACATTCTCAATTGGCACAAGATCTACTACGGGCGTGTCGATACCCTGTGGCGCGTCGTAACGCCAATGTACGTGGGCACACACTGCCCCCGTAACTTGTGCGTCCTGTAGGCCCCCTAGCACGGTCTGAAACCACGGTATGCTGTGCGTTAGGCGGTACTGTATAAGCTGCTTCATAACCTCAGCACTAACGAGCTGGGGCTTGCTAGATTGGTCACTTGCGGTGATGCTAACCACGTCCATATTACTAAAGAAGGCGGCTGCGGCTGCGGCCTCATTCTTACGAATTACGGCGCGGATTTTGGGTCGGTAAAGCTTACTCCGTTTGTCGTAGGCGGGCTGGTTGTACTTGCTATCGCTAGGGTGCTGGTTATTGAATGCACGGATACTATCTTCCCACGCCTTACGGAAGTTACCGTCCACGTAACTGGTGCTAGTACGGTAGGCACTGCGAGCTCGCGCCAACCATCCAGAATCTGTGGATGAGTTTTCATCGGGGTTGTCCGTTTGGGCTGTAGGGGGACGCATCCGTGCGTCAGGTTGCATAGACATATTAATCAACTTCCTTTAGGCGTGCTTCATTATCCAGCTTGCCAGTATTGCGCTCTACGCCTACGGCGCGGTCATCAATTAGCAGTACCATACTTGGGTCTTTAGTACGAGTGATGGGTAGTATAACACCAAGGTGCTGGCGCATCCATTTACGGATAGCTGGGTGCGGTGCACGGGCGGTGAACAAGCGCACATCCTTGCCATCATTAACCCACTTACGCACACGGCGCACCATAGGCTCAATAGGGGCACCTACAAAGTCGTCGCCCCGGTAATGGTCGTAGTGGGCAAGCGTGCCGTCAAGATCTACGCCTATCCACGCTTTATCCGGGGTGCGGGGATCTGTCATTCAGACCACTCAGACGTTTGCTTATTGTCCCTAGTACCCTTACGCTGTAGCGAACCATCCGGGTTAAGGGGCGGACCTGCTTTGCGTATAGCCGCACGGTTAGGGTCTGGACGATTAAAGTCTGACTGACTGTACGGCCCACTAGGAGCGGGACTGCTCGCCGGGGGCTGGGGTGGCTCTACTACGGCGTCTATGCGCTTGCGGTAGGTGTCAGTCGTATCAGCTCTAGACTTGGCTATTGCCCCCGTAAGATAATCTATTACGCCCATAGTAATACCTCCACGCCAGTATGACGCTGCACACCACACCTATGTACAACCCTAGAGGAGCTAGGTTGAAGTAGTCCAGTACAAAGACTGGGGTTACTAAGGCGCGTGCTGGTGTTACCATGCGCCCATTGTACGCTATGCTTACACATCTTTGCTCTGTAAAGTCATCATCTCACCATCCCACGCGCCACGGCGCACACCGCAGCGCTCCAATAGCTCGCCGCCAGCCAGCACAGCCATGCGGCTCAGTTCACTGCTAG